TCTACTGCGCTGAGTAGAGATAAGTTTCTTGCCTTAGTCATTACACATTCTCCAGTGCTTCAATGCGAGTAATCAACTCTTGGATTGTTGCGGTTAATAGTGGAACCAATTTGCTTTGGTCAATGCCTTGTAGGTCAGGAACGCTGCGTGTACCCATGACTGCTGCTTCTGTGTCGGTAGCTGCTGTCACTTCATACTCTTCGTCACGCATGGCATCTTTAGTTCCTGTGACTGACTCAGGCACAACCTCCTGCGCCTCATGTGCTAAGAAACCATCGACTCTAGTTCCGTCTACAATCCACTCAAAGTTACAAGGCTTTAGCAATTTAACTCTGTCTGTTGCTCCCGTCATAGATTGAACGTCAGTTTTTAGTCGGTAGTCAGATATTGAAACATATGCGACAGCACTACTCGTTATATTAACACCACCTTTATAGCCGTTATCTTTATAATAAGCGGTAATAGCCCCATCAGTATCTCTGTTTTGATCTGTTCGCCCCCCATTTGCCCCTGCTGGGCTATATACTCTCATCCCAAAACCTGCTGAATTTTTAATATCAACAGTTCCATTATTAGCAATAATCATAGCATCATTCCAGCTTATCGCTGAGTTTGCTGAACCGCTTGCGGCTACTCTAAAAGTATGTACCCCATCTACTTGTTGATATAAAGATGCTTCATCTGTTACTTGATATGCCCAACTCCCGCCAGAGTTTAAATATACATTATTACTGAATCTTGTAGCGCCTCCAGCAGAAGCTGATGTTTCGCCAGCTATAGCCCCTAAACCTCCAACTTGTAATACTGAATAAGCTGAGTACCAACTCTCTGGCGTTACACCAATACCCACGTTGCCAGTAAATACTGGACTAGCAATGGGAGACTTAAGAGCAACCGCAGTGTTAGTAGCCTTAGCTGCCAACAAAGCATTAGCCGCAGAGATGGTGTAATGATTAGCTACGTCAAATGTCTTAGAAGATACAATGGTGACTTCATCATTAAGAGCCAGTGCAACAGAGAAGGTAATACTATTACCATTCGTAGCTGTGTAGTCCGTAATCTCAGTAAGAGTAATACCATTTACTGTAACGTCTACATGCGTAGGGACATAGCTCAAACCAGTTCTAACTGTCTGTCCTGCTGTCGCAAGGAAAGACACTTTATCTTGTGCCTTGCGTGTTAAATTTGAACCTCTACCCAAGTAGCTCATTCGTTACTCTCCTGTTGGCATCAAAGCCTTTAGTGCTGCCGCATCTGTGGTTGCTTCCATACTAACTTGCAGTGCTGCATCAGTAGTCCTAATGACTGCCCTTGCTGATTCGGCTGCTGTAGCTTCTGCTGGTATGGTTGCTTTAATGTCTAAGGGTGCAAAGGCTGCATTGCGTGATGCTCGTCTGGCATCGTGTGCGATTACCTTTGCCTTGGTCATGTTGATTGTAATGCTCATTTTGGAAACTCCGCTTTAATTGCTGCAATGGCATCAGGCCATGTGGTTGTTGAGTTGGTTAAGTCGTCATACCGCATCTCGTCTTGGTTGAGTAGGTCGTATGCTGCCTTGCGTGAACGTGCGTATGCGTTTGTAGCAACTGAGGTAACAGCCGCATCAAACTGTGATTCTGTAATAGAGTTGTCTGTCCATTCAAAGTCAGCAAACGTCAATCCAAATGTTCTATTAAAATAAGTAGTAGTTGGATGTGATTTACTTAATGCGTCACAGAGTAAATTTAATTCTTCCATTAGTTCTCTACCTCTGTAATTCGTAGATAATTCATTGGGTATTCAGCGTTGCTAAAAGCTAATCTACCAACGCTAGCTTGTGCTTTTTTGCATTGGACAGTGTAAGTTCTTTCGGTTGTGTTTCCACTAACCTCAGAATGTCTAGGATTGTTGACTGCACCAGTTCTGTGATAAGTATTAATATGGTTACTGTTATCGTGATTAACAATTCTTTTTAGTTCTGTGGAACCTTTAAATATTAATACTTGCCACTCAAGATTATTGGTATTGCCGTTTCCATAAACTTGCATACCTAATCCACCCTCAACGTATAGGGTTGAAGTTGCACTCTTGGGTGTAAAAGCCTTAGTAATAAAAGTCCTCTGAGTGCCGTCAGTCACAACCCCAGTTATTGCAATCGTAGTAATTTCAGAAACTTGGAGAACTGAACCTGCTGGCATTGCTGCTCCATCAGCTACTTTGTTAATTCCAGTGTCACCACTTATAACTGTAGCCATTAGTCACCAACCCCATCCGTTAACTCGGATGCTTCAATGGCCCATGCGTTACGAAATGTTCTGTCAGAAGGTACATAACTATCTTCCACAATCTTGTAAGCACTACCTGTTGGTACGTCTTTAGCCGCAGTCTCTGCATCACTAAGGGAACAGTTAGGGGCTGGGGTGATGACTGCAATGCCATCGTCTGTTTGATAAATGATTTTCATTTGTTTGTTCCTTTAGGTTCCGAAGACTGTAGCTGCAACTGTGTCAGTGTCAGCACCGCTTTGTGAGTTTATTGTGTAAGAAACAATAATCACCTTTGAGACTTGCTGGTTGCCATAGTGTGTAGCTACATATTGGTTATTCAATCGTGCGCCATTCGTTACTGTGCTGTAGTTAGTATTAGCCATGTTAGTAGAGAAGTTAACACTGTAGTTGCCTGTGCCATTATCTGTAAGACTAGACACGTTGTACGAGTCACTAATAGCTACAGTGCTTGTACCATTGAAGTTCACCCAAGCCTTTGCCATACGCTTATCTAACGCTGGAATACTTGGCTGAGTCGTTGTGCTGCCGTCTGAGTGGAGGAGCGTGTTTGCTTTGATTGTACTCATTATGATTGGCCTCCCATGACTACAGCTAAAAGTCTTTCAGTATCTATAAGTGAGCCATTTTCCCGATGTTGGATGATAAAACTACCAACAGCTAAACTCGTTAAATTATTAGAAACACTAGTAAAACTGGATTGAACAGTAGTAGAAGCAACTGCTGAATAATTAACATTACTTAAATTAGCAGTAAAATTAACTGTGTACCTGCCCGTACCGCCATCTGAAATACTGCTCACGCCCTCAGAATCTCGTATGGCAACAGTACTCGTGCCATTAAAGTTTACCCAAGCTGTCGGGATTAACTGCTGACCCTTCACTGTAGGTATGCTGCCGTCTACCTTCATTAGATCATTTGCTTTGACTGTACTCATAAGACCACCCACGTTGACCCAGAGGCCACCAAAACAGTTTTCCCTGCGTTTACAGTAATTGGGCCTACGGACGAGCCATTCTCGCTGCCAGCAAAGGTTATGTTTTCATTAATGACTTTAGCGTTGGTTCTCACTATGGAGTCAGTGCCAAGGCTAGGCACAGAAAGTACACCGCCATTAGCATCCAGAAGAGTCGCCATGTTTCTTGCTCTGCTCATCCTGCGATCTCCATAACTGTAATTGATGAGGCTTGACTGCCTGCCCCAGAATTGTTGTTATTATTGTCTTCACTTCGGTTTATAAATATAGTTCCAGAGTTGCTTGAAGCGACTTTTACAGAATAGGTAATAGCAGATGTTGTACTGGGCGAATCAAGAGTTGTCATAGACCCATTGCTACTCCAGCCAGTGTTGCTTGAATTTAATAAAAACGAGTTTCTAATTCTACTTCCACTTGCAGCCCCCACCCCTATTGATGTTGAGTCTCTGTGAAGTACAACGAAAGAATCGTTAACTCCTAAATCTTGGGAACCATTAACATTTATTAAAACAAGAATTTTTGAACTAGTTGTTGCTGGCGTAATGTTGACTGTCAAACCCGTCACAGTAGTAAGAGTTGTTCCGCTAAGTGTAAATGTATCTGTCTTTGTAGCACTCACTACTTGCAACACTGAGCCTGTGGGTAACTTAGCTGCTGTAATAGCATCATCGGTTATCTGATTGACACCCGTTGCCCCTGTAATAGTTGTAGTCATAATCTACTCCTATGGCTTTGGATTGGCTGCTTTCACGGCTGTACGCAAGGCTTGTAAGTCAGTCAACGTAGCTCCACCATCAAGGAGAGCATGGATGCAATCTTGGATACTTGGGTAGGCTGCTTGGCGGTCACGAGCGTATGCTGCTGCGTCATGGGCTGCTTGTAGTTCAACAATCTTAGCTGCGATAGCTACGGCTGTTGGTTCTGTTTGGGAAGAGTCCAACCATTCTAGTTCATCTCCACGTAGTACCCACTCTGCATTTGGAGTGAGGGATTGTAGTGCTGCGACTGTATCTGTCATTGTAATTATCCTGTTTTAAATTAAAGTAGTTTGTAACCGCCAAAGTGTGAGTAAGCGCCTGATGCAGTTGTCCATACAATAGTAGCAACAGTGTTATATATAAAGACTTCAAAATAATCATCAACTGCTGCATTAACAATTACATTTGTTTCTAAACTTCTATAAGCTGCACCACTATTTCTTACTGTTGCGTATGCTTGGTCAGCACTTCCATTTTTCTTAATAATAATATTGGCAAAGTTTTGGTCAGGTATGCCGTTAAGCATTACTGATGCGTACAAATAGTATTTACCAGCACTTGTTGCAGTAAATCTAGATGAAGCAAAACTACTTCCAACATCAAACGATTCAGTTTGAAAAAGTATCTTTGTTACAGTAGTTATAGGTATGCTTTGCTCCCCATTATTGTGAGCGTGAAACGCCTGTTGTAGATTACCTAAAGGCAAACTAGCCGCAGTCATACCACTTAACTGATTAGTCAATGCTATCGTGCCACTGCCAGAGACAGTTTCAAGGATGTCTGTTTTTAATTTAGAAGCCATTATCCTTGTATCTCCATTAGGGTTATGGTTGAGTATCCACCATGGCCTTGGAACCTTGTTTGTCCACCATTTTGATTTCTACCAGTTGTCTTATATGTAGTGGCAGACGTTGTAGACGGACTGTCTATATAAGAAAATGCTACAGTTGCTCCTGTGTCCATATTTACAATTCCTGAGACATTTATGTCTCTATATGCAGCGCCATATCCAGAACCATTTCCACTATCTAGTATAGTAGTTGAACCCCGAAGTAGTTTGACATCTGCGCCCGTACTTCTAATGCCGTTAGACAAATTTAAGAGTTGATTAACAGTGACCAGTATTTTACTTGACGTAGATGTTGGGGTAATTGAAGCTGTTAATCCTGTGTCTACATGGCTGGATGATGTAGTAGCAACAGGAGTTTTTGTCGTGCCCTGAGTAACTTGCAACACTGACCCTGCTGGCATCGTCACTGACCCCTGACTCTTCAAGTCTAAGGTCTTACCTGCTGCAATCTTGATTACTTCACCCGTAGGTGCGGAGAGTTCTTTAAGCGTTAGCGTACTCATACGATACTCCAACTGCCATTTAGAATTATTGTGTTCCCATCTGCAATCGTTATCGGCCCTGCGCTCATACCATTTGTGTTGGCTGGGATTGTGATGTTCTCACTGATAGTGTTCGCATTCGTTCTGATGATTCCATTGACTCCAAGAGCAGGGCGTTGTGTATTAATAAACGTCTGTGTCTGGGCCTGTGTGTAGGTATTGCCTACTGCGAAATCATTAAAGGTTAGGATGACTAGCTCACTACCTGTCGCTGCACCTGTCGTTAAAACTATGGCAGTTCCATTGGTTGCGGTGTAGTCAGTTTCATCCAAGGTCACGCCATTCAACGTCACGATAATGTTAAACGCTATGTAAGCTAGGGTATTCCCGTTAGCATCTGACCCAGTGAAGGTAGTCTGGTTGTTTGTAGCTACAAACTTGTACTTTGCTAGTGCTGATTGTACTGATGAAAATCCATCAACATGACCTATATAACTCATGCGTTACTCCTATGCGATTTCTAAGATACTGGAAAACACTTCTAGGTCTCCAGCAACGGATGCTGTAAGTCCAAGGATGTCTCCTGCTTCTAAGTTGATAGGCTTATCGAGAACTAAAGTAGAGTCTGCTGGCACTGGCACTGTCTTACAAATATGACGATATGTAGAGCCGCCATCTATTGTGACTTCTACTGTTACGTTAGCATCGTTAACACCATCAATATTTGATATGTACAAAGCGTGAATAACAGACTGTGTATTAGCTGGTGCTGTATACAATGTAGTACGTGAAGTACCGATTGCTACGCCAGCATTCTTAAATGTATTCGCCATTTGGTTAGCCTCCTAGAGCTATAGCCATTGCTACGGAAGCACCAATGGGGTCATAAACTGTGGTTAAATTGTTGATTGCTGTATTGACTGCGCCAGAAGCACTTGAGGCAGATGCTGCTGCTTCGTTAGCTTTTGTGGTGGCAATAGCGGCTTTCGCGGTTGCAATGCCAGCTTGAGTGCTTGCGGTTGAAGCGTGACCAGGTGCAGCTTGGATTGCGGATGTGTTATTAGCTGCGGTGGTTACAGCAGAAGATATTCCTGCAACGGTTGTAACGTTAGACGAGATACCAGCAAGGGTGTTCATATTGGATACATTGCTTGATGTACCCAAAGTGTTCATATCAGACACAACGTCAGACGTGCCAAGCGTGTTCATGTCAGACACAACGTCAGACGTGCCAAGCGTGTTCATGTCAGACACAACGTCAGATGTAGCTAATACGTTCATATCAGACACAACGTCTGCTGTGGCTAATATGTTCATATCGGACACAACATCTGCTGTACCAAGGATGTTCATGTCCGATACAACGTCAGCCGTACCAAGCGTGTTCATATCGGCGACAGCGTCAGACGTACCAAGTAGGGTTATCTGAGCTTGTTTTCCTGCAACTGTAGTAATGTTTGATGCGATACCAGCGGCAGTCGTAACATTAGACGATATAGCAGCAAGGGCATTCATGTTGGATACATTGCTCGATGTGGCCAAGGTGTTCATGTCGGCTACAACATCTGACGTACCAAGGATGTTCATGTCCGATACAACATCTGATGTACCGAGGGTGTTCATGTCCGATACAACGTCAGCCGTACCAAGGGTGTTCATGTCGGCAACAGCGTCAGATGTACCCAGCAACCCTAGTTGAGCATTCCTTCCAGCAACAGTATTTACGTTAGCGATTGCGCCAGCAACAGTGTTTACATTAGCGATTGAACCAGCCGCAGTGTTTACGTTAGCGATTGCGCCAGCGACAGTGTTTACGTTCGCTATTGAACCCGCCGCAGTGTTTACATTCGCTATCGCTGAGCTAACTGTTGCAACTGTGCCAGTAGTTGCCCAGTGCTTTGCAGAGTAACTACTTCCTGTAACTACTCCGTTTGTTTTCTCTGCCCAATCTTGAGCTAAGTCTCTGGCAGTTTCAGCAGCAGTCTTAGCTGTTTCTACGTCAGCAACGTTAATTACTAATTGTAATTTTGATGCTGAAATATCTGAAGATAAGGTTCCAGATGTGTGATCTACAACAACTG